GGTGCATTAGGTGCAGCAGCAGGTGGGGCAGCGGGCGCTGCCTCGGCACTGGCTAGTGGTATAAGTAATTTGCCCGGTGGACTAAATGCAATTGCATCAGTAACAAACTCGGCCACTGGAGTACTTAATGGTGCAGCAAGTTTAGGAGCAGTTGGTGCAATTGCTAATAATTTATCAGCAGGAGCATTAAATGGAATCAGCAGCGCCGCCGCATCATTAGGATCAGCCGCATCATTATTAACCGGATCAGCATTAACGGGTGCAGGAAGTGCATTAAATGGGATAACAGGCGCAGCAGGTGCAGCATTGGGTAATTTAACAGGCGCAGCAGGTGCAGCATTGGGTAATTTAACAGGCGCAGCAGGTGCAGCATTGGGTAATTTAACAGGCGCAGCAGGTGCAGCATTGGGTAAGTTAGATGGATTAACAAAAGGACTTCAAGCAGGAAAGTTAGGATTAGCATCATTAGCATCAGCTGGTTTGCCCGCAGGTGCAGCAGCAGCACTTTCTGCTAGTATGAACGCACTAAGTTCATCAAGTCCCTTCCCAATAAAAATGCCCTCAATTGCAACAGGAACAATTGATAGAGGTGAGATTACAGCGTTAGCTAGTAAACTATTAGGAAATCCATTAATACCTGCGCCAAACTTCAGTATGGAAGCAGCTAAAAAAGATATTGCTGATAGCAATGCTAAACTTGAAGCACATGCTAAAATAAAAGCTGAAGGTGATGTTGAGAGAGCAAAATATGAGAAATTAATGAATGAAGCTATAGCAGCATTTGAAACTGCTAAAAATAGTTTACCGGCAGGTGATCCAGAAATAGAAACTTTAAGAAAAGCAGCAAGAGCAGCAATTTTCAAATCTAGTGATGTTGGGACAGAATGGTATAGAAAAGAACAAACTGCACTAGGTTTTAAACCGGTTATATAAATAAGTTATAGGATAGATTATGCCAACATATATTGGATTCAGTACACAAAATGCAAATAAACCTAGGTCTACTAATTTACCTGCGGCTCCTCAAGGCGGAACGGGCGGAACAATTAACCCAGTAATTACTGGGAATAAATTTGGGTTATATGATACTCCGTTGGTTATCCGTGACTTTATTAATGCATTGAATATACAACAGGGACAAAAAGTAGGACAACCCGGATATGGCACTTCTCTTTGGTCATTTGTGTTTGAACCTAACACACTTGATACTCAGTTTGAATTAGAGAATGAAATTCGCAGGGTAGCAAATCAAGACCCTAGAATGATAGTCAATTCAGTAAAAGCATATCCTCAGGAAAACGGTATATTGCTTGAAGTTGAAATGGCTATAAGTCCCTTCAACCAAGCACAATTATTAAGCGTATTCTTTAATAACTCTACAAATACTGCTGTTTTACAATAACCCTAAAAAACCCAGGTTCTCAGGTATGATAAATACTTAAAAGAGAATACTTATGGCTACAAGTTCAAGACAATCAGCATTATTTGGCGTAAATGACTGGAAAGCCATTTACCAAACCTTCCGTGAGGCAGATTTTAGAAGCTACGACTATGAAACATTACGTAAGAGTTTTATAGATTACTTACGTGCATACTATCCTGAAACCTTCAACGACTATATTGAAAGTTCAGAATTCATCGCCCTACTTGACGTTATGGCGTTCATGGGACAAGGTCTTGCTTTCCGAAATGACTTAAACACCCGTGAAAACTTCATGGATACTGCTGAACGTAGAGATAGTGTTATCAAATTGGCTAATCTAGTAAGCTATACTCCTAAACGTAATTTAGAATCACAGGGTTATTTAAAAGTAACTAGTATTCAAACTTCACAAAATATTACTGATTTAAATGGATTCAATTTAAGTAATATTCCTATTTTATGGAATGATCCTGCTAACCCATATTGGTTAGAACAATACAATACAATCATTAATGCTGCATTAATTAACACACAACGAGTTGGATTACCGGCTAATACAGCACAGATTCTTGGTGTAAAAACTGACGAATACACATTACAAATTCCAGCAGGAAGTTTACCTGTTATCCCGTTTAATTCACAAGTTAATGGTATAAACATGAATTTTGAATTGTGTAGTGTAAGTACCGTAGGTGAAGATTATGTATATGAAATTCCACCTGCACCTACTAACAGATTCAATATGCTATATCGCAATGATAAACTTGGGTATGGCAGTCCAAACACAGGATTCTTCTTTTATTTCAAACAAGGATCATTAACTAATTTTGATTTTACCTTGCAGCAACAAATTGCTAATCAAACAATTGATATTGATATACAAGGTATCAACAATACTGATACATGGTTATATGAAATTAGCAGAACAAATGGTGCATTTGGTTTATGGAAAAAAGTAGATAATATTTACGCTGATGCATACTTACAAACTGAAAGCAGTATTAAGAAAATCTTTTCAGTTAACAGTAGATTCAATGACCAAGTAACTTATGTATTTGGCGACGGTGTGTTTAGTGATATCCCTGTTGGTAACTTTAGAGCATATGTTCGTGCTGGTAATGCACTAACATATACTATCCAGCCAACTGAAATGCAAGGTATATCTATATCATTTAATTATGTAAATAGAGTTGGTGTACAAGAAACATTAACGCTTGGACTATCATTACAAGTTCCAGTATCAAATGCTCAAGTGCGTGAATCAATTGCTGATATTAAGCAACGTGCTCCAAGTCGTTACTATACTCAGAATCGTATGGTCAACGGGGAAGATTATAATAACTTCCCTTACACATTGTATAGTTCAATTATTAAATCAAAAGCTATTAATCGTAGTAGTGTTGGTGTAAGTAAAAATTTAGATTTATTAGATCCAACTGGTAAATATAGTAGCACCAATAGTTATTCCAATGACGGTGGATTATGGTTAGACAATACAGAAGGTTATTCATTACTTACTATTAATAACCTTAGTGATATTACTACATTCTTAACAGATACTTTAGCTGCTATCTTAGCTGATAACAGGTCTTTACAATATTATATTCAAAATTATCCTAGATATGCAATTGGACCTAGTTCAGATACTAGTTTAGTAAGTGATCCAAATGAAGGTACAGTATATTGGCATGCCAGTACAGTAGATGCTAACAGTTTAACTGGTTATTTTTATAACATAATAAACGGTGGTGATAACCCAATACCAATTGGTACATACTCAACATACAATACAAAGTATATAACTAAAGGTGCTTTATTAAAATTCAAAGCGCCGGCAGGTTACTATTTTGATAATACCAATAGATTACTAAGTGGCGTTCCGGGCGCCAGTGGTAAAACATATATTTGGACTACTGTATTAAATGTAATCGGTGACGGTTACAATAATGGATTGGGTCAATTTGCAAACGGCACAGGTGCAATAACATTGAATGGTTATGTACCATCAGTGGCAATAATTACAACAGTAATACCAGCATTTGAAAACACATTGCCTAACTCAGTTATAAATGATTGCACTATCAGATTAGAATTGCAACAAAACTTTACTTTGGTTTTTAATAATTCATTAACTATTGCACAAACTCGTTGGAGTGTAGAATCAGTTACTAATTCAAACTATTTTGTAAAATTTGAAAGTAACGGCAATAGATATACGGTTACATATCGTGCATTAGCATATTATTTTGGTAGTGTAGCTGATACTAGATTCACATATGAATCAGGTAAGCTAGTATATGATCCATTCTCTGGTGTAATCTTACAAGATTTTGTAAAAGTATTAACTACTAATACACAGCCAGGATCTAATTATCCTTTAACTGAACCAGTAACTGCTAGTATCATTGGTCAAACGGTTGAAAGTGATGGGTATATTAATGACTTTGAAGTAGAAGTCGCTAGTATAGATGTGTACAACAGATCCGTATTAAATAATCCTGACTTCTTTAATGAGATTACTGGTTATATTACCGGCAATAGTAATATAGGAGTTTATTCATTTTTTGTAACTACACAAGATGCAATTAATTTAACTAGATTACAATTGATACCTTCAACCAGTTTGAATTATCAATTTGCTACAAAAACTCAAATTGAAGTTGTAAAATATGAATATCCTGCTGGTCAATTATTTTATGCATATAACGAAAATGCATTTTATATAACTGTTCAAGATCCAATGATTGCTACTCCATACTATACATTGGTTATTCAACCGCAATACAGTATGAAGCCTGGGCGTCAAGGATTACAATTCCAATATCGACACAACAGTAATAACACTACACGTATTGATCCGGCTACAACTAATATTATTGATTTATACGTAGTTACTCAGGCATATTATACTCAGTATCAAAATTGGATACAAGATACTACTGGAACAGTTCCTATGCCAACTAGACCAACCATTAATGATTTGTCTACTGCATACAGTCAAATTCAAGATTATAAAATGTTATCTGATAGTGCGATAATAAACAGTGTAGTGTTTAAACCATTATTTGGTGCTAAGGCTGCGGTTGAATTACGCGGCACAATTAAGGTTATTAAAAATTCTAACACTAATGCCAGTGATAGTGAAATTCGTAGTGCAGTATTAACACAAATGAATAATTATTTTAATATTAACAATTGGCAATTTGGTGACACTTTTTACTTTAGTGAATTGAGTGCATACATTCATGCCAATATTGGAGAGTTAGTAAGTTCTTGTGTATTAGTACCTAATGATCCTACGTTAAAATTTGGAGATTTATATGAAATTAAATGCTTGCCATATGAGATATTTGTAAACGCAGCCACATCAAATGACGTGGTTGTAATCGCAGCATTAACACCCGCTGAATTACAAATAGCATAAGTAATATATAGCAACAGAGATTATTAAAATGGCAACAAGAATAAGAACACTAAATTTTTTACCAGAGATATTTAAAACAGAAACCAACGCACAGTTTTTAGCTGCAACATTAGATCAACTAGTTGCACAGCCAAATACTAAAAAAGTTGAGGGTTATATAGGTAGTAAGTTTGGGTATGGTATTAATGCTAAAGATTATTATGTAACTGAACCCACTAAAACTAGGGTTGATTACCAATTAGAGCCTGGTGTTGTTTTCTTAAAAGAAAATCAAACAACAGCAAAAGATTTCATTAGTTATCCTGGTATAATTGATGCATTAAAACTTGAAGGTGGGGTGACCGCCGACAACAATCGTTTATTCAATAGTCAATTCTATTCATGGGATTCGTTTACCAACCTAGACCCTATAATTAATTTCAATCAATATTATTGGTTGCCTGAAGGACCAGAACGTGTAATTGTTTCCTCAGATATTGTATATAACAGTTCAAGTTATGTTATACAAGATGAAGCTACGTATTATTTGATTTCATCGGATATTGATTCGATCCCTGCATCTAATCCATCTCTAACGTTATTGAGAGGCGGTACATATACATTTACTGTAAACCAAGATACTCAATTCTGGATACAAGGCGAGCCGGGTATTACTGGGTTAAGCCAAACACAACATAATGTACAAACTCGTGATGTATATGGTGTTACAAATAATGGTGCATCTCAGGGTGTTGTATCATTCACAGTACCGGAAAAAAATGCATTAGATGGGCAAATATTTCCTGGTAATAACAGAGTTGATGTAGTATCTACTATTCCTTTTAGTCAACTAAACGGAGCTTTTGTAAATGCAATTGGTGGCATTGACGGTATAACTTCATTAGATGGTCTAACTGTAATGTTTTACAACACCGGCACATATGATGAAATTGGATACACAAATAAATTTTACGACCAAACATTATATGATGAAGAAGGTGGTGTTCCGTATGTAGAAGCAACCGATTACCCTGGCTCATCTATTTTTGATAATAATTATGAAGGTGGATTTTATACTCCGGTCAATGCTAATTTTTATACTATAACTTTATTGGGTGAAATAGATAATCCTATCATCCAATTAACTCCATCCTCTGCTATTCCAATTGAACAACAAATAACAGTTGCGTATGGTACTGATTGGGCTAATAGAAATTTTTATCGTAGTGCAATTGGTGAAATAACATTAGAGCCATACAATAGTCCTATTTTAAATACCTTATATTATCAAGATGGTTCTTCACCTACTAAAGTAGGTATTATTAATATTATTGATAACAATACTACAAATCAGATTGATGTAATTAATAATATTTTAGGTAAAAAGAATTATACAGCACCAAATGGTGTTGTGTTTACTAATGGATTGAAAGTATTATTTCAAGGTAATGTTTTCCCTGAAAGTTATAATAATCAAGAATACTATGTAGAGGGTGTGGGTACTTCAATTGAATTAATACCAGTTACTACATTAGTATCACCGGGTTTATTCTCAGAAGGTGAATATATACCATATGACACTTTGTCATATGATATTGGAAATTATGATAGTAGTTT